GTAAAATTTTACACTGTGGCAATCCACCAACGCAATCAGATTTTTTGCGATTGAGTATTGTATTACATGGAATACACACATGAAAGAACTGCTACGCAGTTCTGTTGATTTCACTTCGTTCATCAACTGATTGTCTTCTAAGTATCATCTAGATACTGTGGTCATAATTCACCGTATGCACGGTGAATTGAATGCATCATCTGAGTGACCGCAGTCATCTATTCTAAAGAGATTGTTGTTTCCAACACGGAGGCGGTTGACCGGTACCCCCTACTCTAGCTTCACATGTCAACGGAACCCTAGTGACCCGAAATAGATCCAAATCCTATAAGCTGGGGTTGCTTTTTCTCATCGCCCCAATCGTTTGCTGCCTTAAGTTAGTAGCTGTTCTTTGACGCCCAAGTCCAGACCGGGTATTGCACCGTTCCTCAATGGGGCCGAGTCATAACACTCAGCACAGAGTCGTGATTAAATTTTATCTTTGATGTGTGAGCCATGCACACGTACTTGTATATGGCCGTTGTAATAATCTGTTGATTCCAATACTCGCCTTGCAAACTGTTCTCTTGCCTCAATGTAACTACATTCAGACTTGCTTTTGCAATAATAAAGTATTTCTCTGGAGAAGTTTTCGGTGCCTAGTTTGATTACGTCTGCGGTTAATTCTGGGCTTGACCCGTAGTACTCACGCCAATCTGAATCGATCTTGGTGCGTATCTTCTTCCGCTTTTTGATGCCGTTCTTTTGTTTTACTGTCTTGTACGTTGTTTTACTAAATTTCGCTAATTTTTTGCCTATGTACTTGCGTCCAGATAGATTATTTGTGATCTGATAAACAAATCCCACACATTCTTCAGGCAGTGTCTCAACTGGGGTGTCTTGATAAAGCCATGTCATGTGTGTTCGGGAATTGCCTTTCGTGTTATAGTTATGCCTTGTGTTCAAAGTTCACGTAAAAAGTTGCCTCTTCTACCACAGTGTTTGGGGACACTTCAGTAGCGTATCGTATAAAATTGCTGATATCTGTTAATACTATGCCGTTGCCTGTCCAATTAGGGCGACTACGGCTTAATTCTGTATCCAAGCGATCTGGTGTGATCAGCGTGGTTCTAAACTGCACTAAATTTTGTTTGAATGACTGGGTGCCTTGCCGGCTGGCATGTGCCAGTGCTGTTTTGGCCACACGGTATGTTTCAAACCTAGGTTCAGCGGCAACAACATGTTTTTCGCCCACTGAACCAATGTTGAAAATATGTCCGCTCTTGCCGGCATCTTTCCACTTGTCGTACACAGCCATGTACAAATTTGTTTGCGCAAAGTTAGCCCAGGCCTCTTGCGGAGGACCATCAAATGCATTATTCACAAACACATCATAATTCAAACTTTGTTGAGCAATCAGCTTGACTGCTTGTTCGTTGGTAATGTCCAAGTTTGTGGCTCTGCTTACGCTGTCTGCACCAAACACATCCACTAGGTGCTTGCCCAGTCCTCGATTACCGCCTGTTATTAACATTTTCATCGTGATTGATCCCATACTTTTGTAAATTTTTCACCACAGGTCATTGCGCATTCAAATAGTCTGTTGTGGTTGTTGAATGATTCTACTAGATCTTGCCAAAACTCATTGGCAAATATTTCTGGCAATGTCTTGTTGTGTATGTTTAGATTGTTTAATCCATAACGTTCTAAAAATTCACGCACTTGGTTTTTACCGCTCACTGTGCTCAATGAGTTTGCATCAGGCAATGTGCCATCTCTAAATCTTGCATCATACAAATTGTGATTGAAAAAATTACAAGGCAACACCACGCCTTCGGCATTAACAGCAACTTTTTTTCCAGCCAGTGCATCACATTGTATCGGTGTAGAGTCAAAATATTCTTTGATATTGATATATTTTTTCTTTAACTCAGGCAGGTATTGCATACTATGATTTTGATATTTTTCATTGCTGGGTGGCTCCAACACATAATCAGCACCAGCCACAGGCCACGAATTCATTTCAGTCATAGTGTTATGATTTAAAAATCTTCCAGTCTTTCTAATCAAAACATTGTGAAAGCCAAGTGCTCGACTATACTGCTTGATTAGATCAACTTGATATTCATTGTGTTTAAAAACAATAAAGTTCCATTGTGCTCGTCCGCCTGCATTGATAAATGCTCGCGCATTGTCGATGACTTTGCTGTATTTTACATTCTTTCTATACAGATGTAAAGTGTCTGCCAGCCCATCAATACCAAAGTCTATCTGACCGTAGCCGTTCATGATAGCAGCTATTTCTGCCCAGTACTCAGGGTCATGCACTCCTCCATTGGTGTGTATGTACAACCACAAGGTAGGGCTCTTGCGCCTAAAGTCACGCAAGATGTCCAAGAAATCTGGATGCATTATGGGATCACCGTAACTGCCACAGAAAAACACTTGTCGTAACTGTTGACACAATTCAGTGCTGAATGCTTGATCAATTGTCACACGTGGCAAGTGAGTGAGTGGCATGTAGGGATTGATGCCTGTTCCCAAGTTATTGCGAGGGCACTGAGGACAGGCTGCATTACAATATGTTGTAATCTCAATTTGATATTCAGTGATACTGTTGTAATCAAACATCGGGCAAATTCTCAAATATATTTTTGATTTCTTGGAGCACCTGATGATTGGTTTTAAAAATAGTATTGCCCAATTGTGGACCTGGGCGCCTGATGTCAATCAACCATTTCAATGCAGGAGTTGCAAACTCTAGCACCCATGTGCCATTGTGCCCCAGATACAAATTGGGACATATTGAATACGGTTCGTTGTCGGCTTTGTGCATGTACACAGGAAAAAACTTACCCAACCATAATTCATTGGTCAACGGGGTATGGTCTAAGTGTATTCCAACTATTTCTATGTGTTTGTCTATGGCAATACTGCCATCTGAGTTTAACACATGGTCATGCACAGTTTTGCCATGGTGTGTTATTTTTAATTCGTGATTGCCGTCAGTCAGCGGCACGTCAAATTCCAAATTGTCCTGTGCAATGCCATCATACAACAACATGTAGTCGTCAATGGTGACCTTGATCAAAGGATCGCCCAGTCTTCGTTCTACAGCAAAATTCAATTGAATTTTCAATGCACCAACTCCTGAATTCTAGCCAAGCGTTCTTGATACTTGTCCATCAGCGTCTTGAGTTGATCATCGCCTTTCCAGAATGTGTATCCCAACTGTTCACAATGTTCTTGTACCTGTATCCTGCGCATGATACGTTTTTTATATGTTAATTCAGGATTGGTTGTACACATCCAATCTGCACCTTGCGGCTGCTGATTGTTGATGCCAATTATGTTCAGTGTATTGGGCTGATCAAACATGGGTGTGCCTTGCTCTATGGTCAGTGTGGTACCTAAGTTGACACCAATGATGGTACCATCTGCTACAAATCGTTGATACTTGGTCAGCAGGTCCAACGATGCCTGATGGTCCTCTTCGGTCTCTGTAGGAAACCCAGTGATCATTAAAAAATAAACCTGCATTTTGTTTTTGCTGTACTGTGCCATGTTGTAGTCAAGATCGGCTATGGTAAAATCTTTGCGCATGTCAGCCAGCACTCGATCACTGCCACTCTCGATACCCAATACCATGGTCTCTGCACCTGCTCGTGCCATGTGTTCAAAATCTATAGGTTTCATAGCACCGGGTCTACGCACAATAGCATGACTGCTGTAGGCAAAATGCCTGTCAGGAAGATTGTGAGATTCATAATAGTCTATCAATGTTCGATTGAACTGTCGAAAATCTTTCATGCTACCATTGCACAATGCATCGTGAAAAAAGAAATCTCTCACCCCGTATTGTTCATAGTAGTGAATCATTTCATTGGCCAGTTGTGATCCTGATTTGACTCGGAATCCGCCATGTATAGTAGGAATATCACAAAACACACATTTTCTAATACAACCTCTAGAACTTTCTATTGGTAGCACACCATGTTTACTGCCATTTTTATATGACTGTATGTTGAAATCGCTAAAATCCATCACAGGCTGGTCGGCAATGTTGCTACGTTCGGCAAAAAAATCAGTATCTATTCCGGCCACATTGTAGTTGCCTTGTATGATTGCTGGTATAGTAGTTTCGGCCTCACCGCGTATCCAATGATCAATCAAGCCAAGTTGCTTGAGATAATGTGCAAAAGTTGGACGATCTGCAAAACTTCCATTTTCCTCACGTATGAGTCCTTGGCCGCCTATGATAACTTCACAAATATACTGTGTTCTAAATTTTTCTAAGAATTTTTCAGTGAATCGTTGTGCTTGCCAACTGAACACACTGATCAACAATTGTTTGGGTTGATATGCAGAAATTAATTCAATCCAGTGTTGAATAAGCTGATCAAATTCTATTTGAGCACTTACACTGAGTTGTTTGTTTTTGATAAACAAGTGCTCATCAATTTCATTCCATAACACAGGATCACACTGTTGTTGAAATCTTGTGAAATAATCTAAATTTATATCTAGACATTTGCTGGATACGCCATGCTTGTTGAATATTTGTTTAATAATAGCAGGAGCAGCCGCAGGACGAACCGCAGCTTTTCTTGGTACTGTTAAAATTATTGCATGAATCATATTAATTAAGAAATGTCTACATCCGTGTTATAACTGGTAAAACCGTTTTCTTTGACAACTTTTAAAATATTTTCCACTCGTCCTGCAAGTTCATCTCTATGGCTTACAAGCCATATACTCTTGTGGCGTTCACGAGTCATCTTCTTCAACAGCGCCAAACTGGCTTCTACCCCTTGGGTGTCTAGTCCAGAGTCAATCATCTCGTCAATGAACAAGATGTTGATGGGGTGATACAAACTTTCCCACACATCACGGAATGCCCAACTCATACTGAGTATCAACCGATTGCGTTCACCACGACTCAAGTTATCAAAGTCCAGTTCACGGCCTAGTTCTTCAATGCTCACACTCAAATCGTTTTGGAACTTCACAGTGTGCGGCAATCCAATACGATCCAAATAGTGTGTGAGTCGTGCATTCAAATAACTCAAGTTTTGATCAATGATCTTTTTACGTACAAAACTGTCTTTGCTGGTCAGCAGTTTCAGCAAGAACTCTTGATGGTCCTGTACTTTGGTCAGTTCATTGATTTTGTTGTAGTCAACAACTTGTAGAGCCTGTTGTTGCATGTCCTCAATCTGTTCACTGTAGGGATCAGTTTCGGCGTGTTTGCTGGTGATCTGTTGCAGTAAATTATTTACCTGGGTAGAGTGTTTGATGGCCTGTGCTTCTGTGTCGTAGTGTGTGACAGGCTGTGCGCCCAGATCCACAGGCACATAGCCAGCGAGTTGTTTAACATAAGGATCTGCTTCTGCAGATTTGTCTGTAATCTTTTGTTGTATGTTTTCTATTTCACTGTTGTGGCGAATAGCTTCAGCTTCAGTTTTATAATATGTTGTGGGCTTGGCACCCAGTTCACCTAGTGTTCGGAGTGCATCGGTATTCTCCATCCACTGACCATTGGTGGCCAGTGCTTGTAGTGCAGACTCCTGCAGTGCTTGGCGTTTGGTTTCCAGCACAGTTTCGTGGGCACCGTCGTGAAACTCTTGACCACAAGCATAGCACTTGTGTGCTTCTAGTTCAGCAATCTCTGCTTTGAATTTTTCAACGGTCTTTTGTTCTTTTTTCTCATCCGCTACACATCGTGCAATGAGTTTTTCAAGTTCAGCAATATCCTTGACCTTTTGATTATACGCAGCCAAGTCTTGGTGTGCTTGTAGTTCTGCCACAATGTCAATATGACTGAGTTTGTTGTAGCTGTCTTGCAAGGCAGCAATTTCTTTGGTCTGAGTCTGACGCCATGCAGTTTGATATGCCAGCAATCGATCATGTGCATCTGCTTGCTTTTTGCGCTCGTTCCACAAGGCAAGATCTTTGTGTGCCAGTAACTCTGCTTCAATATTGACTTGAGACAAGTCGTCATATTGACCCACAAGGTAAGCCAAGTCACTGTCGTATTTCTTTTTCCACAAGCCTTGACGTCTACGTAGGCTTTCAATTTGTTCTTCGATGCGTTTGTTGGCCTCTTGTACAGCACGTACTCTAAACTCTTCTGAGGTGATAGAATCTTTTGTGGCTTTGTTGAGTTCCTTGATGCGTTCAGCACGTTCACTCAATACTGTGATGCCCAACAACTGCTCAATAATGGTTCGTTGTTCGTTGGCTTTCAAACTCAAGAAAGGTTCTGTGTAAGTGTTTAGTGCCAAGATGTGTTTGAACATGTCATGACTCATGCCAAACACATGTTCAATGGCATCTTGTGTTTCACGACTATCACCTTGTGCATCGTCTGTGGCAGTTTGTTCTTCGCTGTCTACATAGAAGCGCAACACATTGGGTTTGCGCCCACGTTCAATCTTGTATGTTTTACCATTCACAGCAAAGTCAAGACTGACCAACATGCCTTTGCCATTGGTTTTGTTTACTAGATTGTCCTTGCGAATGTTGCTGAGTGCTTGCCCGTACATGGCATAACTTAGTGCATTGATGATTGTGGTTTTGCCTGTGCCGTTGCGGCTGCCGTCTCCGCCCAAGTCCAAGTTTTCGCCTAGTACCAGGGTAAGGTCTTGACGGTCAAAGTCAATGCCTTGTGTGGCATTGCCCACACTCATAAAGTTCTTAACAGTGAGATTTTTAATTTGAATCATTGCGGTTCTTTATTGCTTCTTGATAATGTTGATACAACATATTTTCCACTGCATTGATGTCTCTAGTGTTGCGCCATGGTAAATTAATATTGGGCATGATGTATTGTTTAATAAAATCAAACGCCACCAATGGAACAGGTTGTACTATACCTAAATCTAAATCACAATATTTGCTCTTTGATTTAAAATCACTCATGCCTTTAAACGGCCCGTGGCAAATCCAATTAGCATCTACTCCAAGGTATTCACTGTTATCAACTAGCATAAAACGATAATCAATTTTATGTTGTTCAAGTAACAGTTTAGCATACTCAATATATATTTGCGACCTCAATTGATGTTGTCTGATAGTGATATATTGTTGATGGTATTTTACGACTGCATCTGTCTTGGAGGCACTACTGATCCAAAATTTATCACTACCACTGTCTAATACATTATTGCTGTAAACTGGATCACTATCAATAACATTCTGCCAAAATGTAAGATTTGTATGGGCAAGCACTAGATCTAGTCTATTAGGTTGTGCCCATTGAATTATTACTACATTGGCAGTATTGATGTGTTGTTTTAGTTCGTTGACAATAAACTCGTTCCCGGCACCATACCTGCTGCGGTCATTGAGATCCACTCCCTTGGTCATCAGTTGTATAATTTTTGGCCATTTCCAATACTTTGGGTACCAATTAGGGACTGCCATACTGTCGCCATACCCATCGGATAGTGTCAATAAATTCATTTGATTAATTTAATAATTTCTTCAGTGTTGGAAAAAAAGTTAGCAAAATCGTTATGTGGAACTTCAATTCCAAATCGCAACCAAATGTAATAATACACCACGGACTGCGTCCATATATCTGTGGTGTCAGATAAATCGTATGACCATCCAACGCTTACATAATCTATAATTTTTCTTGCGTTTACCACAGGATCAGTGTATTTGGCGTTGGCAATACGCCATTCATTCCATAGATCCTCGCACCACTCTATTTTTGTAATAGAGTTTAATATGTTAACAAATACTTCATAATCATCATATAAATCATCTATATCTATATCATTCTCGTCTACAGATCGCCATGCATGTCTGAAATTGTGATCACGCAAAAATAAAAAATATTTTTCTCGTTGTGCCCATGGAGCATCAGTAGACCAATTGTTAACAGGTAATTGTTCTTCAATACTACTGTTCATGGCTTTTTCAATCATAGTTCGAGCAACAACAGGCCAGGTATAATCTGTATAACAAATTTTAATAATCTTTGAGTTAGGGAATGTAGACTTAAATTTATCTGACTCGTTGTCGATTCCATTATCTATCAACACACAATAATTTTTATCGTTTAAAAATTCAATTCCTCCAGGCCAACAATCTTTTGCATATTTAGGAATTACCAAGTCAAGATTGTGGCTGTTGCCGTTACTGGAAAATTCTAAATTTTTTTTAGGTCTGACAAATCCTTGGCCGCGCAAAGTTAGTATGGCATTAATAAAATGTCCAAACCCGCCCGATGGATACCAGACACAATAGATCATAAGTTTTGATATATTTGCAACAGCAGTTTGTTATCGTAAAACTCTGATTCAATGTTGGTCAGCTGGTCTGTGACAATCTGATCTACACTCTCAAACTTAACATCACCTGGCGCGAGGTCCACGTCCACACCCGAAGTCTTGTTTGGTATCAAGGCCATTTCACGCAGACTATAATCTCGAATAAACGTTTCTTTGATAAAGTTGGCTTCTTCATAACTGATCTCAATGTCCAAGTTCACACGCACATGCATCTTGGGCGCAAGCAAAGTGGCTGCATTGTCAATCAAGTTGGCCAAGCCGTGTACTCGGTATCTGGGTTGATCGGGCCAGGCATGATACTCAGGCTCTTTGCCCCATTCCAGGATCATCATGCCACGTTCATCATCTCCTGCATCAGCATAGTTGTGTGGGAAGCAGTTGCCAATGTAGGTGATGTTGTTGGCTGTTTGACGTTTGTGGAAGTGTCCAGTGAACACATGATCAAATCCGCCAAAGTCGCCACGTTGGATAGTACCATGATCCGGCATTTGTACCATGGCATTCATGTAGTAGCCGGGCAGTTCAAAATGCCCAAACATGTAACGGCCCTTTAGTTTGGGTATGCGTTTGTGGTCATCGCCGCATAGCCAAGGAGCAATAACAACGTCACCGTCACTGAACCAATCATTACAAATTTGAACTTTCGGCAAATGTTTGGCCCACTCCACACTTTGAATATCGCGCTTGTCTCGATAATAAAGATCGTGATTGCCAGGAATAAAATATACCCGATCAAAGTTGTCATTCATGTGCTCCAGGGCCCGGAGACTGTAACTCAGGGTAACAATATTTAAGCTGGCCCTGTTGTTGTGCCAGTCGCCAAGGAACATGCAAGTTTCACAACCTTGTTCCTGTGCAGTAGCAGTGGCCCATTTTACAAAGTCCAAGCAGTCATCGTTGTGTGTTTGACTGTTGCTCTTGAGCCCAAAATGTATGTCTGTGAAGACCGCGGCCTTCTTGAATAGATTTGTCATCTACCTAGTATACTACTCTTCGTAGGTAGTCACAACCGGTCCGGACATGGCTGCCATGCCAGCTTTGCCAGAGTTCTGGCGTGTCCATGACGGGTTGAGCCCGTTCATTTCAAGAATGTCATCACGGATGTTTTGATTTTTCTTTTCAATGTTCAGAATGCGAGTAAAGCTATTAGTGATAGCGGCAGTATAATACGCAAAAGGGTTCTGCGATTTTGATTCGTCGAATTGCAGTCCGATTTGGCTGAGTTGTAACAGGGCTTGTCCGCGCATTTCTTCATTGTAAGTGTATCCTCTCCAGTTTGATCTTGTGGCATAACGTTCGCACAGTTTCATAAACATAGTGGCCAGTTTGCGTGTCATGTTGCCATGATCCTTGCAAAACTCGCCTGAGTCCAAATCGCCCCGCCAGTGGCTTTTGCCCACCAGCACAGGGTTCTTGTCCTCGTCCAGTCGGTAATGCCAGAACGGGGGAAAGTTCACTCGCATGTGTGTGGGATCCAACACAACGTCCTCAATCAAGTCCGCTAGTGGGTCTTCCACTACATCATCCAAGTCCAAGATGTCTTCAATTTTCTTCTTTTTGGCAGCAGTTTTGGGCACTTTCTTGGGCGCCATGGGTATGTGTTCCCAAGTCATAATACGGAAAACCACCTCCGTATTGGGTATTTTTTTGGGATCAATCACTTCGCCAGTTTCACGTTTGTGGCGATCAGCACGATTGCGGCGTGCTTCGGCCACAGTCTTTTGATTGATTTTGCTTACACTGGGCAGGATCATGTCAAACTGATGATCAGTTGTTCTGTCACGAAAAGCACAGTAGGTGTTTTTGCTTAGGTGTATTTCTTTAAGAATATCTCTGTTGTTGA